TTAAATTGCCTGATATATCTACTGCACCATTTATGTCTACAGTTGTGGCAGCTATCTGTACTTCTGTGTCTGCAACAATGTCAAGTTGTCCATCGGCACTTGAATTGATGTATATTGCTGTGTCTCTAAATTGTAGCTTCTCTGTAGTAGCAAGAAGTATGTCATCACTAAACTCAAAATAATCCTCGTCTTCTTTCCATAATAATACACCGTCATTTGATTCGCCATCAAATGTAACAGTTATGTCTGTGCCTGCTGTACCTGCTCCGAGTGTAAGTGAATTACCTAATAGTTTAGTAATAGGTCCACCTTCACCTGTAGTACCATCGTGAGTATGTCCTGAACTAGATGCAAAGGCTGCGAGTAGTTGGTCAAACTCATTATTGGTATCGTTTGCTTGTATTACGTCACCATCTGAATATGATGACTGCCTTGTATAGGTTGCTCCCATTTACCTTCTAGCTCCTGTCTGATACTCTAGTTGAAATCCTTTGAGTGAATACGCAGGTGTTGAACCATCGTCATTTACTCGTAAAGCTACTGCAAAGCCTGAACCCTCAACTGATTGTCTTAATAATGGTTGTGAAGGACCACCATATGTGGGATTACCGTATGTAGATAATCCATATATACCTGCTATATCTGCTGAATTTAGAGAATAAGCAGATGGTCTTGCTGAATCAGATGCTTCATAATCATATCTAACAAACAAGTTAGCATTAATAGTTGATTCAGGTTTATAGTTTACAATAACCCTTTGCATATGTTTACGTAATCCCGGGTCTCCAAATGTCATATCAGGACTACGATACTTACCATTTATAGCACTACCATCAAATGTTGAACCTTCTTCTTGTCTATAAACATAGCCATCAAAGCCACCATGTAATGCTAGTACATCTCCTGCTGTAATAAATGTGTCTGTACAAGCAGGTTTAATTCCTTTTATTCTTGAGAACTCATAGTTAGATTGTCCACCTGAACCCCCTTTGAGTACACATATAATGCCTTCAGTTAAACTTTCAGAACCTGCATCCTTAGAAAAGAATAATCTATACTGTGTCTTTTCAGGTATAACTACGGAATCAAAAGCTGTAGCATTAGATATGTTTTCATCAAATAAAGATTGTATATTAGAACTTATAGTTCCTAATTCAACGTCACCAATCCTTGCTGTACCTGCAACTGTTCTTAATCCATCAGGTCCTAAAAATATTAAGTCACCTGCAAATTCTTGAATAGTCTTACCATTTATACAGCCTATATCTCTTGTAACAGGAGTTACTGCAAAGTTTGCACTAGAACTACCTGTAAGTTTAAATATTCTATTCTCACAAAATACAAAGAGACTATCTCTAAATACTTTAAGTCCTACAATAGTATCATCAACTTTAAAACTGCCTGCACCTGAACCACTATTAAAGGCATCTTCATCAAAGGGTTGACTAAATACGACTTCTTGTGGAGTGCTTGACATACCTGCATAAAACATATGTTCTCTAAATGATGTTACAATACTAGCACCTGCTACAGAACTAGTGCTTACATCAGTGGCTGCTATAGATGTATTAAATACTACAGGTGCATTTGCACCATCAACTAATATTATCTTGTCATTACCATCAAAGTTAAATCGTTCTATAGAGTATTTATTTGCGTTACTTCTACCTGTATCTCTTTCAGTCCAACTCTCGGATACTACTGTTCTACTTGTGTCAGAACTTGCACTATGAGCTGCAGCACTTGTACTACTAGTAGCTCTTGTTACACCTGTAAATGTTGTAGATGTAATACCTGTATAAGTAAACTGTTCATCGTCTATCTGTAATGTGCCACTTGAACTAAATCCTGTGGTGCTTACAACTGTTATAACACCTGAACCTGACATGGTAGCATCTGCTGTTATAGCATTTGAACTTGATGTGCCTAAAGATGTAGTAGCAGAACTAAATATCTTTTGACCTCTAGCTGCAATAACTTTATTAGCAAAAGTTGTTGTTAGTAATACAGGTTCATCCGAAGAGGATGTCTGAGGTACTACGTGTCTTACATGTCTCTGATAACCTTTTATTCTTTTGTAACCACCCTCAACATCAGGCTCAAAGTTTTCTAACTGTAATGCCTGCCCGGGTTGCATAATAAATGTAGAACGGTTAGCTATTAAGCCACCTTCACACACAAATGCACTAGGAGTTACTTGAGATTGGTCTGCCATTACAATGCCCTAATATCTACACTACCTGAGTTATAAACTCCTGTTCTAGGTATAAATGTTGAACGTATATATGAAAACTTATTAACAAGTAATGTTTGCATATTCTTAATACCCTGTTCAAATCTTTGCATATTGAGTTGATACTGTTGTGTTTCACCTCTATACTGATACACAAATGCTGTAGCACCATCCACTATTACAGGTGCAAATCTGTCAGGTATAGAGGTTGTATCTCCATGTGCTGATAGGTCTGTAGGAAATGTGTAGTAGTCAAATTTTATTGCGAATGATTTATTTGGAAATGGGTATAGTAGATAGTTATTGTCAGGAGTTCTTACTACATATTCAGGAACACCACCTCTGTCAAACTGTGCTACTGTTACACCACTAGCTATTGAAGCTGCTGTTGTACTTGCTGCACCTCTAGTACATCCTGTAAATGTTGTACTTGTAGTTCCTGTATACGTAATAGTTTCATTGGCTATAATTATTGTTCCTGCACTATCGAATCCTGATGTGCTAGAAACAGTTATAGTTGTGACACTATCGGTATGAGTTGTGCTAGTAGTTGTAGTATTTATTTCATCTTCTTGATTTACAACTCTATTTATATAGTCATTATAATCTAGTAATCCTAGCTTGTATCCACTATTTCCTAAATCACTATCTTTAACTATTCTAAATGTATTATAGTCTACTGTCTTAGTAGATGTTGGTAAACTATATCTAACCACACCTGCTGTGAGTGTTTTAGTTTCTGTTGCATGATTAAATGGGTAGTTAAATTCTCTCTGATTAATGAAACGTATAGATTCATTAACTGCGTTTTGACATTGAACTTGTATACCCCTAGCACTAGAAAAGGTTGTAGAAGTTAATGCAACCTCATTCAACCTTGCTATTACTTTATTTGTTAGTGTTAGGTAAGTTTCTGCCATAATAATTCCTATAAGTGTAGAGGAGCAAGTTGCCCTGCTCCCCTAGAAAAAGTTTAAGCTAAAGTATCTCTGTCAACTTCGTTGGCATTGAAACCGTCACCACCCATGTCACTGACATCGGCTAGTACTGCATATACTCTTATCTTACCTGCTGAGAAGGTTGCACCATCTCCTGCAAAAGTAAGGTCAAGTGTATCTGCTGAAGCAAGAACAACATCTCCTGATACTGTTACACTTGGAGCATAAGCTCCATCGGCAGCACCGTCAATGTCAAAAGCAGCGACATACTCGTTGTCATCTGCTCCTGTTCCTAGAATAGCAGTAGCATTAGTACCTGAATTCATAGTAGCACTCTCAACAACTTGAAAACCTGCTGCAATTATTTTAGTATTTGCAGGGATTGTCAAGCACTGAACTACATCACCACCTGTACAAGAAATTGCTTGTGCAGTAAGGTCAATAGTTTTTTGTATTTGATAAGGTGCTCTACCTCTTGAACTATTACCGTGGGCAGGTAATAATAAACTTGTAACTGTAGCCATTGATTACTCTCCCTATGCTAAATGATAAGCACAAGTAGTGATTGCTTCAGGGCGAAGTATCTTTCTACCGTACAAATGCATACCACGAACAATATCAGCAAAAGAATCAGGGTCTCTATAAGTCTCTGTCTTGTTGATTTGCTCGGCAGTAGCTATGGATGAAGAGTGACCTGCAACAATAACACCAAAGTTTGTAGAACTATTAGTACCTGTAGTAGAAGGTCCTGTTCCTAAACTTGGTAAGTTATTTGATTGATACACTTTAAATCCGTGTAGGTTATTTAAAATTAAACCATTTTGTAATCCTGAACCACCAAAGTCTGCATCAAATAATCTTGAATCTTCATCCTTTAGTACTTCAATAAATACAGGGTCTAATACTAACCATCTTCCATTAGTGTCAACATTTTGTTGGTCTAATAGTCTTGACATTCTAGCTATAACTGTCAATGGGTGTCTATCTCCATTAGCAGGAGCAGCACTTGTAGCTCCACCTGTTCTTGGCAAGATAGCCACAGCATCGCCAGCAGAACCTCCGAAGTCTTCAGCATCAATTTTCATTGAAGATAAGAGTTCGTCAGAACCAGCAGTTGAAACTGCAACAGAACCGTTAGTGGTAGTGTTAGCTGTATCAGGTGCTGAGTGTAAAGCTGATTGCTTGTAACCTGACATATAACCAAGTACATCTTGGTCAAATTGGTCGGCTAGTCTGTAGGCTGCTCTATTAGATGCTAACTCCTGAAAGTTAATATGCGAATGAGCTTCCTCAATATCATCCACTTTAAATGCAAAGTAATTAGCTTTGTCAATATTAAGTGAAAATTCTTCGTCATCAAGGTCTTGAGGAGTTATTGTAGTTCCTCTTGAATATGCCTTGACTGTAATTTCTGGCTCTTTGATAACCTTAACGGAATCGCCCATATTAGCAATCTCACCGAAGTAATCATTATTAGTGATTGCATCGACAATAGATGACTTACGGAACGCAAGTTGCACCTGTTTGCTGTAAATAATAGGACTAAAATTACCGTTAGGAAGGTTTCCATAGCCAGCTGCTGCTGTAAATGCCATTTTAATCTCCTTAAACATTTATAATGCACATTTTACTGTGCTCTTTTAGTCATTTTACTTTATAAGGACCATTCATGCGTTGAGGTTGTACTTAGGATAGCGATTCCTATGTAGGCTCACATAACTGGGTAATCTCTAAAGTGGGTAGTATAATGTAACACAAGTGTCCAAATGGGGTCATGTTACATTTCTAGTTACATATAGTTATATACATAAATAACTATTTGTCAACATTCTTTTTTATTTTATCTTGCTGAACCTGATATATCGTACACAAAATTGCCTGACCTTATTGCTTCCATTATAACATCAGCCTGTTTCTCATATTGTGCAGCGGACATTTTTTGAACAGCAGACTCAAGTATTTTTTTACTAGAATCTGTAGTATCAACTTTAGTTTTTGTAGATTTCGTGCTAACTTCCATAGCTGCACTCTTATCATTCTTTGTCTTAGTTTCCTTACCGATTCCTTTGTCTGCTTTATACAAGTCAATAGCTCTAGCTGCTGACCTAGCATCGTTGTCATTTTCATATAGTGCATCCTGTACCCATTTTGGCTGTTCATCTGCCCAATCGTGAAAATCATCACTATCCCTAATATCATTAAAGTCAGGATGAAGTTTCATTAGTTCTGCTTCAGCTTTTTCTTTTTTAGCTTCAACAGACATCTCGTCTATTTTTTGTATTCTACTTTCTAGCTCAACTGCCTGTTCTCTTGCTTTCTTCATAGCAATAGTTTCAACAATCTTAGCTACGTCTGGGTACTCTGTTGCCCACGCTTCTATGTCCTCATCGGACTTAGGCAACTTCATTTCTTTCTTAGTTGCTTTAGCTAGTTGCTCTTTCATATCATCTAGCTGTTTTTGGAACTGTTTCTCTTTCTCTTGCGTATGTCTTCTTAAATCGCCATATCGTTTTTTAAAAGTTTTCTCTTCAGCAGAAGTCGGTTCTTTTTCACTCGGAGTTTCCTCTTCGCTAGTCGTACCTGCACCTTTTTGCTCCTCAACGAGCCTTGCCAGTTCTTCTTCATCTCTCTTTACTCTCTCTTCTTGAGAATAAGGTCTATTCATAAACATTTCTTTTTTAGGTGTATTTTCTTCCACCATTGTCTTTGTAGCTTCTTCAGCCATATTTTTCTCCTTGGGGTTATCGTAGCCAGTTATGTTGGGGGATAAGTAGCCATTAATTGTGAATTACTTTTGAGAAGCTAATCCACCTCGCTTCATTCTTTTGTTTTTCTTAGGTGCTCCTTTGTGCATTACTATTTTCTTTTTATTGATGAATCCACCTGTAGCAGTCCAACCACCACCACCACCAACTCCTGATGATGCATCTAGTCCACCTTCTCCACCTATAGAGGATTCACCACCATAGTTGTCATCACCTGAATCATAGTTTTGGTTGTTTCTTTCTCTCTCTCTTCTTGCAGCTTGTTCCCTAGCCAATCTTTCAGACTCCATTCTTTTAGCCTGTTCTGCTTTTTCTTTAGCAGTTTTTTGAGCTTCTAGTTCAGCTAAATATGCTTCTCTTTCTGCCTTCTCTTTTGCTGCTTGTGCTTCCTGTCTTTCTTTTTCTTCTTTTTTACTAAAAGCCAAATCTAAATTTGTTATATCTTCTTTAGTAAATTTTTCAGTGCCACCTTTTTCTATGTTTTCTTGTATTCTTTCCATGTCTCGTCTACTCATGGAATCAAAACCCTGTCTTTGGCTTAACATACCCACATCTCTACCAAAAATAGCTTTCTCATCTCCTTTTCTAATAGATTCTAGTGTTCTAGTGGCTTCTCTACCTTTATCTATTAAATTACCTAATTTATCATACCTAGGTGTATCTACACCCATTTTCTTTGCGAGTTCTGCAAAAGCTGTACCTTTTAATCCAAAACCTTTACCTAACTGTGATAACTGACCTAAAGTTTGAGCTTTAATTGCTTCAGCTACAGCAGGAGTTACAGTAGTAAAATTTGTTTTGCCTGTTCTATTATAGTCAGCAACACTTGTTAAAGACACAGTTCCATCTAGTCCATAAGATATAGCAAACTCTTCTCCACCTATAGTTGTTCTTGCACCACCTAAGTCACCAACTCCTGAATCATCATCTCCCCCACTATCTTGTATTGTAGCACTAGGAACTCTAACTGAGTCTGGCTCTTTTTTCTTCTCTTCTTCTTTAGTGGGTTCTTGTATGTCAAAACCTTCAGGTATAGGATATATAGAATCTCCTCTAGTACCATCAGCATTTACTATGTGTGGTATCATGCGTGTCTGACCTGTCTTCTCATTATAATATTTAACTAATTCTGTTTGAGGTGCTCCTTGAGCACTTGAACCTAGTAAACCTTGAAAGTCTACAGGAGTATTAACATTATAGCCACCATATACATTACCTGTATTTGGTCTGTATACTCCTCGTGCTAAATTTGGTTGAATTTGTTGCATGCCTTGAAGATTAGGGTCTATGCCTTCATTCTGAAATTGTGCATATCCCATAGGAACAGGGTTTTGTACAAATGTACCTTGTTGTGCCTGAACAACTCCACCTGTATTATACTCTAAATCGTCTTCAATGTCAAGGTCTGTTTCATCAAAAGGTAAATCGTCAGGCATGGTGGCTTCTTCACTATTACCCATTTGACCCATAGCTTCCATTTGCTTTAGTCCTTGTTTAGCTTCTTGTCTCATCATCATTAATTTTTCAAGACCGATGTATCTAACAACATCAGCAGGAAATACAAACTCCCCTTCACTTAACTGTGCAGGTATATCATCTCTCACTTCTTCTCGTGTAGAACCCGGAGGAACATCATTACCTGATACTTCATCAATCATGCCACCTTCATCTTTGAGACCACCATCTTCAAACATTTCCATTTGTTTACTTAATGCCATTTACTTCATCCCTTAATAGTTTGAGTTTACTTAAAGTTGCTATAGCTCCTTGAGACCTATGTAGAGTTATCATGTCGTTAGACTGTTCTAGTATCTTATGCTGTTGTTTTATTAATGCATCAATGTAATCATTGAAGCTGTTCATTAGCTTGGGGTTGTTGGTTAGCGGCTTGATTTGCTGCAGCACCTGCTTGTCCATCATTTCCTGAAAATCCTTGTTCTCCCGGCACTGGAGCTTGTCCTGTACCTACATTACCCCCACCTGCTCCTGTAGGGTCTAGTGGGTTAGCACCGACAGGTGGTTGACCTGCCTGTTGAGGTTGCTGTGGCTGTTGTTCACCCTGCATACCTTTTAGTAGTTCTGCTTGTACAACTGCTTCATCCATATTATTAGTTACCTTATCAGGGTCTAATTCCATAGACTTTGCTATTTCTCTAATTATGTAATTAAACTTAGCAAACGGTGCAAGAACAGGACTAGATGAAACTTGCAAGAAAGACATTAATCTTTGACTGCGTACTTCATTAGCCATAAGACTTTCTGTTCCACGTGCAACAACTTCTAAGTCGCCCTTGATATCTTTGTTAAAGTTAAACTGCATATTAAAACGAAACATACCTTCACCTAATGGTTTAAGTAAGTAGTCATCTACATTCTTAATAACAGTTTTAACACTACCACTTGCTGCGTTCATCAACATTGATATACCTGATGCAGTTCGACCTACACCCTGCACACCTGTTTGTCCATGTGAGAAAGAAGGCAATCCTGTACTTTCGTCAGCTAATTGTCTAGCCTTGTCGAATAGTTGCAAGTTTTCATTTGATACGTTAGGAAACTTAGTACCAAAGATAGCCTGACCCGGAGCACCACCTTGTCTTCTAAACACTTTGCCCGGATACACCGATAAGTCCTGCCCCGGAACTAAGTTAGTCTCATCAACTTCTATAAGCAAGTTACCTGATAATACTGCATTATCTACAGACATTCTCATAAAACCATTCATAAGAGTTTGCGTATCATCCATGTTCTCTGCTAAACCTACACCAAAGAATGAGTATGGATTTAGTTCATAAGGCGCTGCCATATAAGGTATAGTAGCAGGCTTGAAAGGATTAAGAACCATTCGTATTAGTTTACCATTACTAATCCATATATTAGCTTGCAACTCGTCAAACTCTTTGAGTTCCTTTGGTATATCTACACCATTTTCCTCAAGCATATCAACTTCGCACATACCCCAATATTCTAATACCTCAAACCTATCTATGCCATAGTCTGCTGCATAATCAGATAAATCATCTTCCCAATACTTTTTATCATAGTTTTCGCCTGACGCAATTACTTCATCAATCACATTCTCACGAAAGTATGGTCTCTTTTTTAATCCACGTAATTGAGTTCTTGACATCTTATGTCTTTCAATTACGTATTGTGCTTCATCCATATTAGCAGCATCAGGGTCAGGAAAAAAATTCCATACTGATACGTGTGATGTTGATGGTACAGTTTTAAATATAGGACTATAGTTACCTTCATCATCCCAATTAGGATATTCCTTGTCTACAGCAAAAGGTCCTTTCATTACTCCTGTTCCGAATAATGCCATTTCAAATGCTGTGCTTCTTAATTGTTTACTTGCACCTGATTCCTGTAGTTGGTCCATGATTTGTTTTTCCATAGACTTAGCTGCAATCATAGCAGGACTAAATGTAATAGCAGTAGGTGTCTTACCTACCCCTTCTTCCAATCCTTCAACTTGTTCCAACTTGTCTTGTAAAGGACCCAGCCTTTCTGCCAATGTTTTTTCAGTAGCACCTTTCGGTAAATCCATGCCATCACCTTTAAACCCATAAGGCGAAGACAACGAAGTTTCCCCTTTAAGTTGTTCAGGCTTTTTTGGGTCAAAGCTAACATCGCTTGCGACACCTTCAGGTAATATTGTTGGCTCAATGCTAATAGGAAACTTGTTGCCTGCAAATAGTACATCAACAATTTGTCCATAAGCTGCGAGAGTTTTTGTTTTGGTAACTTTAATAAATACTCTTGACTTTTCTGCTTCAGTAAATTGAACATCACTTCCGTATAACCCCCTATAGTTTCTATAAGACCTTAACCACCGTTCTTCGTCATTACTACGATAGTCTTCTGCACGTTGATACTTATCCATTATAAATGGTATAATACCACTTACGTTAACATCACTAGTCACAGACTCGTCTGCATCTTCTAGTGCGATAGAATCTTCATCCATAATTATTTCTTCTTCTGCCATATTATATCCTTAATATCCAAATGTAGAGTCTGCCATCGGCATACTGCCACTAGGTCTGCCCATAGGGTCGTAGTCAAATATACTAAACCTTGGTCTTGACATTATACCATATCTTAATGCATCATACAAGTGGTCTTCTGCTCTTGTATCCACATCTTCAGGATTCTTCTTATCCAATGGTAATGCAGGTAATTGTGCTACAGTATTAGTACACGTATTAAAAAACACTAATCTAGGTTCTTCTGTAAACTCATCTACTTGTAATCTTCTGTGTATCTCATTCTTTCCTGATACACGACTACCTTTACTTCTATCTGAAGGTCTAAATCTGCATCCCTTCATAATCATCTGTTCAGCAAGAGAAGGACCAGTATCGCCACGTTTATGCCAAAGAGAGCTATCCAAAACCCCATACTTAATATTTCCATCATCGGCTTCAGCATCCAATATCATATCTGCCAAATCTGTGGCAAGTACTTTGCTACAATACAACTCTCTATATA